TTACCCATTGATAGTAACAAAGATGAAGCCATAATTGATCCAGATATAGCAATTAATGATAATCCACCTTCAATTGCTTTAGAAAATGTTATTTTCATTTTATCAAATATGAATATAACAGTACCCATAGCCACACCTATTACTGATAGAACAACTGCTTGAGCTGCAATATTCAATAATGTCATAAATGGTATAGTCTGAACTTTACTTAATATTAATGAAGAACCATATATAGCAGCAGATAGTTCTACTAAAATAACTGGCATCAATAATGCTTTACCTACAGAAACCTTACTAACAGCATCTGCTAGCTTAGGCAACCCATACGATAAAACAACGAATGTTGCTGATATGAGTATAGTTGTCAATAGTTGTAAAAATCCAACTGGTTTAACACCTTGTAGAATATATGATGAAGCTGTTATAGCAACTGAGGCAGCTACTAATACAAGAGGTAGCTTCCATATGTTGTTTGGATCAACATTTTTAATATTTTTAGTCATTTTATCTATACTGTATCCTAAAGCAGCAAATGCCGTTGCAATAAATACAACAGTTACTAATTGTAGAAATCCAACTGGTTTAACAAATTGTAATATGTGTGATGAAAGAGCTATCGCTACCGATGCTGCCAAAAATACCACTGGTAATTTCCAAAGGCTTTTTGTATCAACTCCTTTTAATTTATCAGATATCTTAGAAATAGACATTGATATTCCAACAAAAGCAACACTTAGTAAAACTATGGTAATCATTTTAGCAGCTCCAATAGGTGATACGAATCGTAATATCTGAGAGGACAATGTAAGCGTGCCAGCCATCATGATTAGCCCAATATTAGCGACTACTAAATCTTTTAAATTAGTTTTGACTTTGGATATTTTTTCAAAAGCTAATGCAAGTAAAGGCATCGCTAAGCTTAGAGCCAATACAGATTTGAAATCAACTTTACCAATTAATTTAAAGGCTGCTCCTATAGCTAAAACACCAGCAGCTATTAACAATATCATTTTAACACCATCTGTAATAGGCTTTTTATTTTTAGGATCTCCTATAAAAACAATTTTTTCCTTTTCTTCTTCTTTTGCAGGAGGCTTCTTTTTTAATAAATCTTTTAAATGTCCTATAAATGTTATTTTTTCCTTTTTATCAGCTTCATCTACAATTTTTTTATTGTTTAATAATTGTTCACCTTGTCTTACTAAATCAGAACCTTCTGTTGATGCTGTTGGTTTCGACATTGCTGATAGGACCTCTTTTTGTGTTTTAATTATTTCTTTATTATCTGCTTGAATTTGTTTAATGCCATCATCAATAGACTTAAGCTGCTCAGTAATATTCAAACTTTTTAAAGCATCTTCAATAGAAGAACCTGATGGTTCTTTTGATTTTTTTGAGTCTTCTAAAGATTCAGATAACTGTTCTAAAGCTTTTGATAAATTCTGAAAAGATTCGAGCAATTTACGATCCATAGTTTAAAATATTTTTTTTGATATATCTATTAACATATGTTAAATTACATTTATTACATATTTGGCTCATAATTATAAATATCTAAGTTTATTATATATAAATAGCCAGAAAATGGAAATTTAGTTACTCATCGCTTTTAATCAACTCATAAAGCTCTTTAAATCTTCTCATAGCTAATCTGATATCTTTTGTTGAAAGATTTGTATAGTTACGCATTGTTTCCAATACAGCATTTTTATTATATTTGGTACCCCCATTTAAGCTATCAAAGGATACTTCCCAATTTTCTAGTATTTCGATTAATGATTCACCGACTTTTCTTTCGTTTTCATTTAGTTTCTTTTTAACAGGTAAATGTTCATCATCAAGTTCTAATCTAATTTTTTCAATAAGTTTTTTAAAGAAGCTTGCCATATCAAAATTATCTTCATCTATAACATAACTTAATTCTTTCCTTTCTTCTAAATCGGAAGATATATCCTCGTATGATGCGGTTTGTCTAGTATATTTTTCATCCTTGATAAGCAATCCTAAAATATAGTGTTTGCATATCGTCCCATAATATGAATAAGCTTTTTTACCTCTAGCATTCTCAAATTTATGGGCTTTTGTCATTAGAAATGAAAGGGTATCACTATGTAAATCTTCAAAGCTTTCACCCTTTCTGTATAATTTATACCTTCTAATTATTGATTCTATCATTTTATCCAATGGTTCTTTTAGCCATTGGTTATAGATTAAGTTTCTCTCCCTATCATCTGTTGATGCTAAATAATCGTTAACGGCTGTTTCCTCTTCTGGGCCAAAATAGACTTCGTTTTTTCTCTTTCGTCCTCTTTTGTTAACCATTTAGCTAAGTTGTGTTGCATATGTTATTTTTCTGTCTTTGTCAAAATAGTATTCTTTTTTAGCTTGAGCTAACCACCATCTAGCTTCGGTAGGGTCAATTGTTTCTTTGTAAACTGCAAACAATGAATCAGGTCTTTGATTAACGTGTTTGTACCCAAATTTAGGGATTGCCATAATTCTAGCATCTTTAAACGCCATTCTTAACAAGAATTCATAAGTGAACATTAACTTGATACTTGATTTGAATCCACCGTAATCTTCAAATATTGATTTTCTCATAACGATACCATCAATACTAAAGTTTTGATAAGCTAAAAGTGCATTAAGGTCTAATATACCTAATTCATCTGAAAAGCTAGTAGCCCAAACAGGTTCATTGGTAAAACCATTAAATACACCATTTGCATCGACCTCTACAACTATTGGCATGAATATGTCAACATTTGTATGCGCATTTCTATATTCTACAACATTTTTAAACCAGATGTTAGCATATTCATCATCGAATTCCAAGAAGGAAACCCAATCAGATTTTGCTGAAGTAACACCTAAATTAACTTGACTTGCGAAGTCAGTATCACCAGAGTTTTCTACAATGGTAATAATGTCTTTGATTCCAGCGAAATCGTAAGCCTTAACATAAGTACTTACTTCACTGTCTTTTGGCACCACGATAACTAATTCATCTGGTACTACTTTTTGAGTTTCAACACTCTTTACTGCATTAGCAAAAAGAGGTTTAGTTGTATCGTTCAATTCGTGAACTGGTAATATAACTGAAATATTTGTATTTTCTTTCATGTGTTTAATTTTAAAATTATGCGTTAGTTTCAGTATCTGCTACTGGTGCAACTTGAGGGGTAATATTGATTTGACTTAAAAGGTTAGTAAATTCTATTTTTCTTTCTGTAACTAAATCACCGTAAACCTTACTAAGAATAGTCTTTTGATTTTCAGGTGTGTATTTACCTGTAGAATCTTTCATTGCATCAAGTAAATCATCTGGGATAGAATCTTCAAGATATACCTTAACGAATGTTGCAATAAGTTCTGGTATATTTACTGTTGTATTTGTCCAAATACCATTATTCTTGATTGTTGGATTACCTTCAGCGTCTTTACCTTCCATCCATTCTGGAATCATATTTGGAATCTTGCCAATAACTGGTGTTCCACACTCCATAGCTTCAACTGGGAAAGTTCCGAAACCAGCAGTATCATCAAGCCAAACAGCCAAACAAGACTTACTTAATTCATCTGCAAATTGTTCTCTTGGAAGTCCTCTTAATTCTTTAAATGGAATCCATTTGTAAATTGGGTATTGTAAGTAAAATGACTTAACTAATTTAGCTGCATCACCTTGGTTTCTAGTAAGAATAGTTACAACAGGTATTTTAGGCTTATCATTAGGTTTAAAGTACTCTGGTAATGATACTGGTACAACAGATGTTTTAACCATAGGGAATAGGTTATTTAGATAGTTGGCTTGTCTTTGACTAGTTGTAATAGCATGTGTAAATCCATAATCTATATCCCATCTTTTACCGATTGGAAGTAATTCCAACAAGTAGTCATAACTTTGACTTAAAACAACCTTTCTACATGGGAAGGCTTTAACTTGGTCCATGATAGTTGCGAATACTTCTGGAATAACAATAATGTCAATTGGACTAATGTTTAGGTTTTGAGTTTCTATTGATGCGTGTGGTAATTTGGCATATTCTTCACCTAACCAGTCAGCAATACCCATACCGTTTTCATCGCTGTATAATTTATAATCATTTTTTTCATGAAGGATATAAGCCTTATAACCTAATCCGTTAAGTAACTTAACATGTTCATAAATGTTTGCAATACCAGCAGTTGGGTTACCTTTGGTATCTAATGTGAAAAAATATAGACTAAAATCTTTGTTGTCTAATTTTCCGATAAGTTCATTGATTTGCTCAATTTGTTTTTGTGTGTCTTCCATATTGGTTTGTTTTGAAACGTTATTCTTTTTCTTTTATTATACCTTCTTTATATAAGGTGTTAAATACTAATTTATATGCAAATGAAGTTTCTGATAATGCTCTATCAGCACCTAATGAATCGTCAGGAACTTCTTGACTATCTATAATATACTCAACGCATGTTTTAAGTAAATCGTATTTAACTCCATCAAGTTCTTTTATTTTTGGCGTTGTTCTTTCATACTCTTCAATTGTTATCACTGGTGTGTTACCAGATATAGCACCTGAAGTAGTTGTTTTTTTAGACTCTTTTTCAGTTGTAGTCTTATTCCCATCGGAAATTGTAATGGCTTTATCTAAAGCCTTAAGGTCTAAATAATAGACGGATGTTCCAAATTCAATCATAAAATTTCTTCGTAAGTTGTTGGTTTGTTATTTAGTATTTTTTCTCTAAGATTGGTATCTTTAATGAATTCTAAAATACTATTTAGTTCGTAATCGCTTTTAGCGTCTTGGTTGTAACTAGCTTTCACCTTAACGCTAGTTTTAGCATTAGGTTTGTTATTCAATGCATCTGGATTTGCAGTTATTAAAACATCAATACCATCCCACTCTTTAACAGAGTCTTGAACGAAATTTATTTTTTCAATTCTACAACCAGTCTTTGACAAAAAGAAATATGTTGAAGGTATGCTTTTACTAGCTTCTTTAGAAACCAATATAATTTCATGTTCTTCATCATCTTTAATATCAGTTAAAAATTGATTGAAATGGGTCATTAACCCGTCAGATACTTGGTCAGCATGACCGAAGATTTCTAATGGTGATTCCAAGTATAAGAATTGGTTTAATTCAGCCAAGTCTTTAAATTTAAAATGGTCAAGCAAGTTAAAGCTTGTTACCTCACCTTCTTTTACAGTTGATTCGCCAATATATTTGCTGTAGGTATAAACAAATTGGCCAATAAAGTCACGTAAGACTTCGTTTATGGATATTCCTATTTTCATGACGTTATAATAATCATGAAAAATACTAAAGTCAAGCGATTATTTGAACAAATTAAAAAATTTCTGTATAAACGACACCTTTTTATTAGGATTTTCACCTTCAAGTAACATTTTGGTTGGTGGTGGGGTTGGTTTATTGATTTTATCTTTGTAATTTGCTAATATCTTTGATATAATTGGATGTCTAACTATCTCATCCTCTGTGAATTCAATGAATCCGATTTCAGGAATATTCTTATGTCTGTTGATTGCATCATAAAGTCCACTTTGTCTTGGATGTCTGAATTTGTCAGATTGTTCAAGGTCACCAGATAATATGAACTTGCTATTTTCACCGATACGTGTTAAAAGAGTTTTAACTTGATTAGGTGTCATGTTCTGAACCTCTTCCATAAGAAGTATGGTATTCTTGATTGATTTACCTCTTATAAAGGCCAATGGTTGGACTTCTAAGTAGCCAGCTTCTTCGAGTATAAGCCTATTTTGTTTTCCTATAAGGTCATCAAAATTATCCATGGTAGAAGCAATGTATGGTTCCATTTTTTCACGAATTGTACCTGGAATAAATCCATGTTCTTCATCAGCTTCGACAGCTGGTTTTGATACAATAATCTTGCTATATTTATTCCCAGAAGCCTTTAATAATTCAAGAGCCCTAGCAACTGTAACATAAGATTTACCAACACCTGCTGGACCTGCTGCTAGAATAATATCTTTCTCAGTTATGAGATTGATGAGGTCTTTTTGTGTTTTATTTTTACATTTAAAAGGTGTATAAAATGTTATAAGTTGATTTAGGTCTGCTTTTGGATTAACCTTTATTTGTGAATCGGATGTTGCCGATACTGAATTTTCTTCTCTTTTAGCTCTTGGTTTTCTTTCTGAAGCTTTTTTATTCATGCAGTCTTTTTTAAATAAATATTCACAATAACTTATAAGTTATAAAAGGTTTCATATTTTTTTATATAGTTAGCATTTTTATAATAATCTATAGTTTCTTCACAATTTAATTTGTGTAATAAATCATAATTGAAATTATTTCGTTCAAAATAAGTGTGTTGGTTGTTACTAAAAGATGTTCTTGAGTGTTCTAAATGGTAGACAAAATCGTCTATTCGAGTTACTTTATAACCTAATTTTACAAATCTATCGTACCTTTCAACATCTTCAGGTCCATACCCGATAAATAGTTCATTTTCACCCCCACTTTCACGATATTTTTTAGTATTTAAAAACATGCAATGTCCATATTTGGCTTGCCATATATCATAATCAACATTACTAATCTCATCAAGATTGAAGTTGATATTGAATTTATCTCTTTTGAATGTTGTGAAAATTCTTCGTTGATATAAGCCATCACCATAAGGGTATACTATATCAAAATTACTATTTATAATCATATTAACAGCGTTTATATACGTGTCTACTGGAAGAAGAACATCTATATCATAGTTTACAACTATAGGTGTTGTTACAATGTTTAACATTTCATTTAGTTGTCTAGTTCTATGATAATATTGCATATTAGTACGCTCTAATATATGCTTTATATTTAGGTTTTTAAGATTTAATATTTCTGGGGGTAACTTACTTAAATTGTCACTTAATTCATGAATTAATACATTTGTTTTAAAATGATGATTTAAATATCCTAAAACGGTAATTACATTATTGTATCTATCTTCTGATTCGATACATACTGGGATTATAAATGTTGTATTTGTTAAATCTTGCATATTTTATAAATTATATACTGCACCATGTTGATAGGTAAATCCTCTAACTGGTATTATTTTTGTTGGTTCACAGAATAAATTAACTCCTAAATATTTTATAGGTGCATCACCCCATCTTTTGATATAAATGTTTCCACTTTCATCAATAGCTTTGTAGAAGTCCAGATATTTTGATTGAATGAACCAAGATACTTTCCCTAGTTCAAAATTAGTATAAAACATACGACCATTTTCAATCAAATCAATATTAACAAAAGTTTTAATTGAATTGATTTCTATATAGTTTTTAACAAAATTATTTAACCCTTCAACAACTTTTTGGTTATCTACTTGAATGGCTGGTGAACAAAATCCATAAATTAAATCATTTTGTTTTGCAAATTCAAAAATATCATAATTTAGTGGGGTTAAAATATACGAATCAGTATCTAATCTTAAATAATATTCATAATTATGAATTATTTCCATTTTATAAAATTCACCTGAGAAAAATCTACACATATTTCTATAACCGATAGTAAATCCTTTATGACCATAAGCTACAGGTCCATTTCCATGTGTTGGGTGAGGAAAATATTCAAGTATTTTTGAATTTATTTCTTCAGGATATACAGGTGGTTTCATATCTATTTCGACAAATATTAATGGTATTGATGAATGTATTGAACCCTTAAGCGGATATAAATCATTTTCATGGAAGATAATTACGTCACAATTTCTAGTGAATTGTAATAAATTAAGTTCCAATAACCCCAACGATTTATTAAGCATATCAATATCTTCTTGTGAAGACCTTAACAAATATATAATACAATTTTTCATAATTATTTGATATAATTTTCCCAATTAATTATTGGTGATTGATAAGCATCACAATGGGTTGAAAATCCTGGTATAGGTGTTATAAGTTTTTTACCATTTCTACCTAAATGTAAAAACTTTTCATTATCATTGGAAACACCATTATTATGTTGAGTTGAATATAATTTATGTATAGCCATATCTTCATACAATGTTTTTACTGTACAAGCGTATGAATTACAAGTAGATGGTACAGTTCTCCAATGACAATTTTCAGTTATTAGAATTTTTGAAGTTAAATCTGGGTAGTGTGAATATTTATCTAAATGGTCGTATAATGAAACATAATCACTAATTGCTAACCCTTGTATCAATGCTTCATCCCACCCTTCACGGTGAAGATAGTCATCTTCTAAAAAGTAAATTATTTCATCGTCAGCTAAGTCTTCGTAACATATAATATCTAGCCCTAATAAAAAACTTTTAGCTTCAGTACCACAATCGGTCCTAAACATTGGAATCCCTTCATATATTTTATCCAAATGATTATCACCAAAATGAGTGTCATATATAACTGTAAGTTTACAATTACTTGTAAGCATAGATTTAAGGTTATTAAAAACCTTAAATTTATCAAACCATTGTGGTCGTTGTCTATTAGGAATAGCTGAATTTGGTGAGTAATAAGAGTGTCTTAAGTATATGTTTATCATTGGTCAAATTTTAATCTAATCAAATTATTTGAATTTCTAAAATTATAACCATGAAATCCAAAATGGTTATTTATATCAAAATCCACAAAATTTGGATTTCTAATTTTTTTATTATCATCTATAAATGCATTTTCATATGAAAATTTTAAGGCTAAATCTAATGTTGGGTATTTGATACCGTATTCTATAGCTTCATCGTATTTTACTATGTTTAAAAATGCATCTTCACCAATATCATTACAGTCATTAAAATTCAAACTAAATTCTAAAAATTTTTTACTTCGTAACGAGAATCCACCATTACCGACTCTATTTTTATCTAAAGTGTTATATAAATAGGGTCTAAGTTCAGGTTTTTGTAATTCAATCCATGATTTATCTTCACTGGAAGGCCATGGAGCTCCAATAAAATCATAGTTTAAAAAATTATCGTCCCATTGTTTTGGATTAGTAATGAATCCATCGTCTTGTACAATGATGACAAACTCATTATTAATATATTTTCCTAATTGTAATATAAAGTTACTGTAATCATTTACAGAACTGATATTAGGTATTTTAAAAGTGTTGATATTTTCATCAGAAATATCAACATGCGTAAATAATGTTGCGGAACCAAATTGAAAATATTTTTGACAGTGTTTTATAGCCATTAACGCTCCGTTAGGGTTGTTGCAATTTATACTTACGATATCTACGTTATTTAAACTTTTTAACATATTCTATCTTCAAATTTTTTATTAATTATTTTATATTTATGTCTTTCATATACAGTTCTAACGTTTTTTTGGTTTGCAGCTAATGACCATTGGGTTGGTTTACCATCGATTCTTGTACCACCCCAATTAGGTTCCGATATGTAATCAATCCAATAACAACCAACAACTTTATTTAATTTTTCAGACATTCTAAAGCATAAATCATGGTCATCCATATCTAACGGTGCAAATGATTCATCAAGATAATTTAACACCTTTAAATCAGCTAAATTAATCGCTAATGGACCTCGATTAACACATTGTCTTATCCTAAAGATATTACGAGGTGTATTGGTCTTATTTGCGTGGTCTGTGTGGTTTAATATATCACTCCATTCATACCCATTATTAATATTCGTATGGATGTGTTTAGAGTTTGGATTGATTTCCCAGTTGTGAGCGCAATTTGCTGTTACAGCAAAAACATCATTAAAGATAATGAATGGTTTTGTTAACCTTATATTCCAATCACTTTCATTAACTACCATATCATCTTGTATTATGATTGCAATTTCACTAGTGGCTAATTTAAGACCAGCATTGTTGGCCTTTGTTTCAAATACATCTGGGGTTTCAATTATCTTAATATCAATGAATTGATTATCTATTTTGAATTTGTATGCGATTTCAGCAGAATTATCAGTACAACCGTCTAAAACTATTATTAGTTCATAACTACCAGATGAATATCGTTTTAAACTTTCTAATACTCTTGGTAATAAAAAACCTTTGTTGTGTACTGTTAATATAAATGATTGATTAATTGACATTGCAGGTGATAAAATTTCTTAATAGGCGATTTATATTTAAGTTATGTTTAACTGCTAAATTTGTTAACACACTTTGGTCGTATCTATGTGCAATAAACCCTGTAAGATTATCACCACATATATTTTCAATATTTGTTAAAATATGTTTATTTTTACAAAAATGTAACCACTCTTCCAGTATTTCAATTACGTGGTTTGTTTTTTTCAACGCAATCATTCCAGCTTCTAATTGGATATGTTCATGATATTTTTCATTATCGCAATCCATTAAAACAAAACAATCTCGTCTAGTATATGTTTTTTGTTTATTAAACCCACCATAAGTTAAGATAAACTCATAATCTGAATTAAAATAGTCTTTTAAAAATTCTACCAAATTATTGGTGAATATGTCAGCAGAATCCAAATAAAATAGAATATCGTTTGGTTCTAAGCTTTTTAAGGTTTCTAATATTATATATGGTTTCCATAAACAAAATCCAGCTCCAGTACTTTGGTCTAGGATTTCCTTATTTGGTTCGTAAAAATCTGTATTGATTAACCAATTACGGTCATACGTGAAGACACCATCAAATGTTAATTTAGCTTGTTCGTTAAGGGTTTTTCGATGTTTGTCAAACTTTTCATCTGAATATGTTACAAAATATGCTTTCATATTAAATTATTATCATGTTTTTAGTGTAAATATCGGTTGTTATATTATCACATTTAGGGCCAAACCAATTCTTGGGG